ACATCGTGCGTGGTATGCACCTTTATGGTCGTAAGATTTTACGCCCCGAAGGTATTGTCACTGCTAAATACAACGCCGCTTAAGGAGAACATAAATGGCAACTATTACCACTCTTTCTAACGCCGTTGGCGCAGCTACACAACCTGTTCGTAGCATTCGTAATGTGCCTTATGTGGTGGAAAACACCATCAGTTTGGCTGCTGCTGTAACAGCAAAGGGTTCTGCTCTTGCTGCTGCTGACGTAATTGAAGCTCTGCAAATTCCCGCACAATCTATTGTGTTGGCTGCTGGCTTTGAAATTACTTCTGCTGTTACTGGTAGCTGCACAGTTAGCTTGGGCGTTACTGGTGTAACAGCCGCTGCTTATGTGTCTGCTTTTGGCGTGACTGGTTCTCTGTCTGTGGGTGATTATGCAACACCAGCCACTGCCGGATACCCCATCGTAACTAAAGCTGCTGACACTTTGGACTTGTTGCTTGTCACTGAAACCACCACATTGAGCGCCGGTTCTATCCGTGTGTTTGCTGTGATTGTTGATGCACAAGACCGTGTTGGCCCTGCTTCTGTAGATCGTGAACAGTTGGCTTAATAGCTAACTAAACCGAGGGGCAGCTTCCAAAAGAGGTTGCCCCTTTTTTTGTTTATAACGAAAGACTTTATAATGGCTATCACATCTGCTCTTTGCACAAGCTTTAAAAAAGAACTTCTAGAAAGAAAGCATGATTTTAATGTTACTTCTGGGCATACTTTTAAAATTGCTTTGTACACTTCTTCGGCAAACCTTGACGCTGCAACCACGGCTTACACAACTTCCAACGAAGTGGTAGGTACAGGCTACACTGCTGGTGGAGCAACCCTTACAAACATTGACCCAACATCTAGCGGCACTACAGCTTTTGTAGATTTTGCTGATGCAACTTTTGCTAGTGCTACCATCACTGCTGCTGGCGCTCTTATTTATAATACCACCACTGATGGTGGATCAGCCACTACCAATGCTGTAGCTGTCATTTCTTTTGGTGGAGATAAGACTTCTACCAACGGTGACTTTGTCGTTCAATTCCCCACAGCAGACGCAAGTAACGCAATTATTAGAATTGCTTAAGGAGTAGCTATATGGCTACAACTGTACGCTCTGGTGCTATATACGGCATAGGTGTCTATGGTGTAGCTAGGTATGGTAAAAGCAATGTTGCTTATACTCCAGACGGTGTGCAGGCAGTTGCCACTAGTGATAGTGGTGTTGTAATAAGTGGTGATGCTAATCACGTAGTTGTTAGTTTAGTAGCCCCTGCTATTGTTGGTTCTGTCGGTGTTGTTGGTGTAGCTGTAACTAGTGTGGTTGGTGTATCAGCCACTGGTAGTGTTGGTACTAATTTCACATTCAGCTTAGGCTGTAGATTTACACCAACAGGAGTGGCCTCTACAGGCTCTGTAGGCAGCGTAATTGTCTTGGCTAAGGCTAGGACACTACCAACAGGAGTTGTCTCTTCCGCTGTTGTTGGTAGTGTTTCTATAATAGGAAAAGCAACAACTTCTTTAACAGGAAGCTCAGCCACAACAGCAATAGGCACTGTAGATGTAAGAAGTATAAATAGAATACCTGTTACTGGTTTACAAGCAACAGGTAGTGTAGGCAGTGTTGTTGTTGTAGCTAAAGCCAATACCAGTGTTTTTGGTTTTGGAACAACAGCAACTTTAGGAATTGTAGAAACAACAGCACAAAGTGTTTCTGCTACAACTGGTGTAGTTGCTACAGGAAGTGTTGGTAGTGTTTCTATATTTGAGAATGCACAACCAACATTTGATGGTGTTTCTGCAACAGGCAGTGTTGGTAGTGTTACAATTACCACTGTTGTTTTCAATTATAATGCTGTTGCAGCTTTATACGATAAAAATAGAACAGTGTATGTGGAAGCTAAATCCACTGCTAAAGAACGTACAGTGATGGTGATGAAAGATAATAGGGTTGTATATATAGAGGGAAGGTCTACAACAGCTACACGAACAGCAAGTGTAGATGAGCTTCCAAGAAAGATATATACATACAGAAAACTTTCCTCATCTGATAGAAGTGTATTAGTGGAGTAAGGAATAATATGTCATTTAGATGGCCCAATAAAGATCCAGATGAAACTTTAGACTACAGTGTTGACTGGTCTAGATGGCTTAATGGTGCGACCATCTCCTCTGTAGTTTGGTATGTGGATAACTCTTCTGGAGTAAAGACAGCTTTACCCGCAAGCAACACTGTTAACGGTTTACAAAATGTTGCTCAAACTATTAGTGGTGGAGTGGCTACAATTAATTTAGGTTTAGGCACAAACAATACTGAATATAAAATCTATTGTAATATGTCTGACAGTAGTGGCAGTGTGGCTGAGCGTGTTATTAGATTGAGGATTAAGGAACAATAATGGCATACAATTTTCTTGATCTAGTTAATGAAGTGAATAGAAGGCTTAATGAAGTTGAGCTTACTTCTAGTAATTTTCCCACTGCTGTTGGCTTCTATGCACACAATAAAGATGCAGTGAATGCTGCCATTAGAGACATCAACCATATCCACCATGAGTGGCCTTTCAATCATGTGTTAGCAGAAGAAACACTAACGGCTGGTATTATCCGTTATGCTTTTCCTACTGATGCCAACACCATAGACTTTGATACTTTCCGTATTGAAGAAAGCACAACATTCAATAATAAGACACAAAAGCTAACTATTCTTGCATATGAAGACTACTTGTCTAAATACATTGATCAAGAATACACAGCAGACACAAGCAAGAGAGATGTTCCTTCTTTTGTCTTTCATGCTCCTAGCTTAGAGTTTGGTATGGTTCCTGCACCTAAAGATGCCTACACTTTATATTATGAATACTACAGAATACCTGTAGACTTGTCTTTATTTTCAGATGTTCCTTCTATTCCTGAAAGATTTAGACATGTAATTATTGATGGTGCAATGCACTATGCATATTTATTTAGAAGTAATGAACAAGCATCTAGCATGGCTAAAGCTAAGTTTGAAGAAGGTGTCAAACGTATGCGTACTATGTTAGTTAATAGATATACATACATGAGATCAGGAATGCTTATTCCATCTAAAGCTACGGCTTTTGGCGATAGGGTGAACTGATGGCAGACTTATGGCAGACTTATGCTTTTGAGTTTAAGGGTGGCTTGCTCTCTAGCTTGTCGCCTTTACAGCAAGGTATTAATGCTCCGGGCAGTGCTCGTCTGTTAAAAAACTTTGAGCCTTCTACAGATGGTGGATATAGAAGAATAGAAGGTTTTAGTAAATATGACAGTGCTTTTGTTCCAGCTTATGGCTTGCCTAAAGTACATGGTAGTGGTCAAACAGGAACAGCACTTGTCTTAGGAAATATATTTACTGCTCCTGTTGCTGGAGACACTCTTACCATCGCTGGTGTCACAGGAACATATACAATAGCAAGTGCTGGTGTTTCTTATGACAGCACAAATAAAAGAGTTACATTAACACTTACAACATCTATGGCTAGCAGCCCTGCTGATAAAGCTGCTGTAACTTTTACTTCTCATACAGGTGTTGTTAACGGTGTGGCAACGTGGGAAAGCACTGTCATTGCTTACAGAAATAATGATGTTTATAAGTCTACAGGTAGTGGTTGGACAAAGATTAATATTCCCTCATATGGCACTGTGTTAGTTAATGGTGCTGGTCAAACAGGAAGTAGTCTTGCTGTAGATGGATTGACAGATGTTCCTCAAGTAGGGGATACGTTTTCTATTGCAGGCGTAGAGAAAATCTACACTGTCACAGCAACTCCCACTGTCACAAGTGGTGGTGCTACACTAGCTATCAATCCTGCTCTAGCTAGTAGTCCTGCTGATAACGCAGCCGTTACTTGGCTATCTGTAAACTACACTGGTGGTATTAAACTTAGAACAGCTAAATATAGAACTAACAGTGTTGATAAAATTGTAGGTGTAAATGGAACAAACTATCCCTTTATTTGGGACGACACCACTTTTACTTCGTTGGACACTAATACTGATTTGTTAGGTGCTGATTTTGTAGTGTTTCATAAAAATCAATTGTTCTTTGTAAATGAAGACAAGCTTATTTTTTCTGCTCCCTACACAGACACTGATTTTACAGCAGCTAACGGCGCTGGTGTTATTAGTGTTGGGGCAATAATAACAGGCATCATTGTTTTTAGAGAAGCTTTAATTATCTTCACTGATAAAAGTATTAGCCAACTTGCAGGAAACACAGTATCAGATTTCAATCTTCAACCAATTACACGAAATGTAGGCTGTGTAGCTAGTGACACCATACAAGAGATAGGTGGAGACATTATGTTCTTAGGCCCAGAAGGTTTAAGACTATTAAGCGCAACAGATAGAACAGGCGATTTTAACTTAGGTGTGGTATCAAAGCCTATACAAGCAGAAGCCACTGAGCTTATATCTTCTAGTAGTAGTTTTGCTAGCGTTGTTATTAAACAGAAGTCTCAGTATAGACTTTTAGGATATAATGCTTCTGTTACAACAGAAAGTGCTAAAGGTATTTTAGGCACTCAAATGGTTGGGGATAATACCAGCACTATTTCTTGGGCTGAGACAGTGGGCATTAAAGCGTATGTAGCAGACAGTAATTATATAAATCAAACAGAAACTATTATATTTGCCCATTCTGATGGGTATGTCTATCAGATGGAGAGTGGTAATAGTTTTGATGGTACTAATATTTTAGCTAGCTTTGCCACTCCATATGTTCCAGTTAATGATCCAAGAATTAGAAAAACTTTCTATAAGATGTTTTTATATACAGACCCACAAGGATCTGTAAATATGTCAGCTAATTTAAAGCTAGACTTTGATGATTTTGGAAGCATACAACCAGAAACTATTTCCTTGTCCAATGTGAATAGTGGTAGTGTTGGTTTCTATGGAACCAGTACAGCTAAGTATGGTGCTACAAAATATGGTACAAAGCTTAAGAAGCTGTTTCAAACACAAGTAATTGGAAGTGGTTTCTCTGTGTCATTGCAATTTGTTTCAGATGGTACAGACCCCCCTTTCTCATTAGACGCTGCTACGTTAGAATATTCTAACCATGACAGGCGTTAATGTGGTAAAACTGTTAGGCATTTATTAAGGAAATAACATGGCAGGATATACAAGAGTAGACACTATCAATAACATTGCAGACGGTAATGTTATTAATGCTGCTGATTTAGATGGGGAGTTTGATGGCGTTCAATCTGCCTTTAATGCTTCTACAGGCCACAACCATGATGGCACTGCTGGTGAGGGTGCTCCAATCCTTGCGCTTGGCCCTACGCAAAATGTAACAATTTCTGCCTCTGTTCTTGGTGTTGCGACTACTAACACTGTTGACTTAGGCACAAGCTCATTAAAATTTAAAGACTTCTATTTAGCTGGTAATGCTTCTATTGGTGGCACACTTGGTGTTACAGGGGCTACTACACTATCAGCAGCGTTAACATATGGTGGTGT